AGGAGATTTAGCAGTATTTACCATAGCAGCAAATAATACTACTACAATAGATACATCAGATAGAACATATCAAATAAAAAGAATATGTAACCCTAAATATACGAATGTAAAAATGGTTTATGTAAATCGTTTTGGTATGTTCCAAGAGTTTTATTTCTTTTTGAAAAATGTAGAATCATTTAACACAAAATCAGAAACATTTAAAAGAAACATATTTGTAGAATCATCTTCATCTTATAGTGTATATAGCCATCAAAATAAAACATTCAATAAAAACGGAAGAACAAGAGTTACATTAAATACAGACTATATAGATGAATGCTACAATGAAGTAATGCAAGACATAATGTTAAGTGAGTATGTTTGGATATATTTCAATTCTAACTGGAGACCATCTACAATATCTACAAACTCTTTAACATTTAAAACATCCGTAAACGACAAACTAATTCAATACACATTAGACCTAGAGTTTGCTAACGACATCATCAATAACATAGTATAATGAAGCGTGAGTTACAATTATACATACAAGATACAAGAGTAGACTTATTTAAAGATGAAACAGTAAGCCTTACTGATACTATAAAAAATGTAAAAGATATAGCTAAAGTATTTACAACCTTTACAAAAAGCTTTACGTTGCCTGCATCAAGTGTAAACAACAAACTATTTCAACATTATTATAACTTCGATATAGTAGGTGGATTTGATGCAAGAACGAAAAAAACGGCAAGAATAGAGATAAACCAAGTGCCTTTCAAGGAAGGTAAAATTAAACTAGAAGGAGTAGATTTAAAAAACAATAAAGTACACGCTTACAGGGTTACATTCTTTGGAAATACAGTAGACCTGAAAGACATTATAGGAGATGATAAATTAAACAACCTTGATTTTGTAGAGGTTAAAGCTTCTGGCACAGCAAGTTCAACTACATCTAACAAACTTGTTGATAGTTCTGCAACGTTTACATCTACAGTATCAGAGGGGGATAGAGTTAAGAATGTTACAGATACATCTTTTGCTACGGTTACGAGTGTGGATAGTAACACACAACTAACTATAAATCAAGATATTTTTACAAGTGGAGAAAACTACCAAGTATTACTAAGTCCTATTTGGGAAAACGATTCTGTAAAAGAAAAATTACAACTACAACCCTCGACAGCAAAAAACAGTCTTATAACACCTCTTATAACACATACGAGAAGATTAATTTATGATAGTAGTAGCAATACACAAAATTCTGACACACTTGTTAATATACATCACGGAAGCACTAACAAAGGTGTTGAATATACAGACTTAAAATTTGCCTTAAGAGTTCACAGCATTATAGAAGCAATCGAAAACACTTACACTACAGCTAAGAGTTATCCAACAAGCATAAGTTTTTCTAATCATTTCTTTAACACTACAAACTTAAATTATTATAATCTTTATATGTGGTTACACAGAAAGTCAGGAGAAGTTTCTACTGTATTAGGAGAGTTAGCTTTAAATGCTTTAGTCGATGGTTTTAGTGGTGGTGTAGCTCCACAAGGCGTAGACCAAGTAACAGGATACTCAGCATCAGGCAATACAGTAACATTTTCACAAGGAGACATAAACGCAACAAGTGGTGGTGTTACATCTTTTACGATTTTAGTAGACGTAGCAACTGCTAACACGCAAGTATATACAGTTACAGTAATACACAATGGGGTTGATGTGTTTACATCTACTGCTGCAAGTGCTTCAAGTAATGTTACTATAAATAGTAGTGATTTAACTGTAAGTGATTTAAATGGGAGTTATCAAATTAGAATTAGTGCAAACGCTCAAGTTGTATTAGACAACGTTACATTTACAGCCACAGGTTTTTTTAAGTTCGAAGACTTATCAGGTAGTACACAAACATTTAATTATTCAAACACAACAGCTTCAAGTGGTGCTTTTACTACACCGAGTGTACCTATATTTGAAATACAAAACCAGATGCCTGAAATTAAAGTTATTGATTTTATTACAGCTTTATTTAAGATGTTTAATTTAGTTGCGTTTGTAAATAGTTCAGGACAAATAGAAGTAAGAACTTTAGACAACTCAGATAGTAATAGTTATTATCATTCTTCAAACACAACAACATACGACATAACAAAATATGTAAATATAGAATCCTCAACAGTAGATGTAGCATTACCATATAAAGAAATTAAATATGCGTATGAAGATTTAAAGTCTTACTTATCAATAGTACATCAACAATTATTTAATCAAGAGTGGGGAACATTAGACTACAATCAAGATACAACTGCTAACTTTATAGATGGTAAAAGTTACAAGATTATATTACCCTTTTCACATTTTAAATATGAAAGACTTTCAAATATAGCTAATAGTGCAATTACGTCAATACAATGGGGATGGAGTGTTAATGAAAATCAAGAAGCATATAAAGACAAACCATTACTGTTTTATCCGTTAAGGAAGTCTGGAGACAATATATCTTATTTAAACCCAAATAATCAAGACGAGGGAATAGCAAACTATAACATACCTAGCAACAGTAGATTTACAAATGACGTTTCTGGGCAAAACAATATACACTTTAATGCAGAGAATAACGAATATGATAGACCTGTAACATCTTTTGATGGAACTTTATTTAAGAACTATTATGAGAACTATATAACAAGAATATTTGATTCTAAGAACAGACTGACAAAAATAAAAGCAAAGCTACCTTTAAATATATTGTTAAACTTTGAGTTGAATGATAAATTTAAAATTAACGAACAAGAATATAGAATAAACAGCATAACAACTGACTTAACAACAGGGGAAGCAGATATAGAATTATTAAACGTATGATAAAGAATATATTAGATTTACTAGCATTTGTAGATGATGGTAGTGAAAACATAAAAATAGCAAAGGGCAAATATAAGTTGCCAGAGACATTAAAAGAAGGGTTTCAGCAACTTAAGAAGGAATTAAAACAAATTAAAAAACAAATAAAATGAGTCAGGTAGTATATATAAATTTTGAATTAAAATACAAAGAAGCTGTTAAGAACTTGGATGAAATGCAGAAAGAATACACCAAGTTAGAAAAAAAGGTTGAGGGTTACGAAAAAAAAGTAGAAAAGGCTGCAAAGAAACAAGGTGATTTTGGTAAAACACTTGATAAATTTACAGGTGGTGCAGTTACTAAATTTAATGAACTTACAAAAGGTATAAAAAGTGCTGGACTTGGTTTTAAAGGTCTTAATGCAATCCTTATGGCAAGTGTTATTGGTGCTTTTGTAGCTACTGTTACTGCATTAGGAGCAGCATTTACACAATCAGAAGAAGGGCAAGAAAAACTACAAAGAGGATTAGCAGCATTAGGGGCTGTAACAAAGCAAGTAATGGATGCTTTTGCAGATTTTGGGGAAGCTATAATAGAAGCATTTACAAACCCAATGGATTCTTTAAAAAGCTTAGGTAAAGGATTGCTGAAATTTATAATAAACCCAGTAGGAACTATTGTAGATGGTTTTGAGGGTGCAGCGGAATCAGTATCTAATTTTGTAAAAGAAACTGTAAGTGAGGTAAGTGCTATAGATAAAGTAACAAAAGCCAGACAAAAAGCTCGAAGAATAGAAAGAGACCTACAAGTAGAAAGAGCTAAAGCAAACAGAGATATAAATGATTTAAGATTAAAAGCTGAGGATAGAGAAAAGTTTTCCGCATCTGAAAGAATAGAACTTCTTAGGAAAGCACAAGCAATAGAAGAAAACATTACACAAAAAGAGATAGCAGCTCAGAAATTGCTTATTAAAGCTCAAGAGGAAGAAATGGCTCTGGGTAAAAATACTATTCAAGACAAAGACAAGCTTGCAGAGTTACAAGCTAAACTAATTAACTTAGACACTAAAAGATTAAGAAGTCAAAGATTGCTACAAACACAAATCACAACTGCTACTAATCAAGAAAAAGCAGAAAGGGAAAGAGAAGCGGCAGAAAAACAAAAACAATTAGATGATGAAGCTGCAGCAGAACAAAAAAGAAAAGAGCAAGAGGCTAAAGAACAAGAAAAATTAGATGAACAAAGAAGAAAGAACTTAGAAGACCAATTAGCACATCAAGAATATATAGAAAAAGCTAAAGTTGCTGTAATAGGTCAAACATTTGGTCAATTAGCAAACATATTAGGTAAAAACTCTAAAGCAGGTAAAGCATTTGCTATAGCACAAGCATTAACTAATACTTATCAAGGTGTTACAGAAGTTTTATCTACAAAATCTACACTCCCAGAACCATTTGCAACTATATCAAGAATAGGTAATATTGCAACAGTATTAGCAACAGGTTTCCAAGCAGTAAAACAAATTAAATCAGCAGACAAACAAGCATCACCTGCAGGCATAAGTGCTTCAGCAACTTCATCAGTAGCACAAGCACCCGCGTTTAATATTGTAGGGGCAGGTGTAACAAACCAATTAGCTGATGTTATAGCAGGACAGTCTGCACAACCTACAAGGGCTTATGTGGTTTCTAATGATATAAGTACAGCACAAGAACTAGACAGAAATATTATAGAAGGAGCAAGCATTGGATAAACAAAATTATTAATTAATACGTTATACATATATGAGAATAGTTGAACTTATTTTAGGAGATGATGAACTAACAGGAATTGAAGCTATTTCGGTTGTAGAGAATCCTGCGATAGAGGAAGATTTTATAGCACTTAAAAACGAAGAAATAAAACTTGCTGAGGTAGATGAAGAAAAGCGTATTCTTATGGGTGCTTTACTTATTCCTAACAAACCAATCTATCGTAAAAAAGGAGATGAAGAATATTACATATACTTTTCTAAACAAACTGTAGAAAAAGCATCACAGCTTTATTTAATGAACGGAAACCAATCTAAAGCTACATTAGAACACCAACATACGATTAACGGACTAACATTAGTAGAATCTTGGTTAGTAGAAGATGAGGTACATGATAAATCTCGTAAGTATGGGTTGAATGTTCCTGTAGGTACTTGGATGGGCTCTGTAAAAGTAAACAATGATGAAATATGGAATAACTTCGTTAAAACAGGCAAGGTTAAAGGTTTTTCAATAGAGGGTTACTTTGCAGACAAGATGGAAAGACCTAAAGAACCTGTAAACGATTTTGATGAAGAAGAAGCAACAGATATGCTTTCTACACTAAAACAAATATTAAGAAACGAAGAATTAGAATCTTATAGTGATTATCCTAATGCACTTAAGAGTAATGCAAAAAGAGGAATAGAACTAAACAAAACAGTAAACAATAAATGCGCTACACAGGTAGGTAAGGTAAGAGCAAAACAGCTTGCACAAGGAGAGCCTATATCTAAAGAAACAATAAAGAGAATGTACTCCTTTTTAAGCAGAGCGGAAGAATATTATGATGAAGGAGATTCTAAAGCTTGTGGCACTATTTCTTATTTACTCTGGGGTGGTAAAGCAGGTTTACGATGGTCTAAGTCTAAATTAAAAGAATTAGGAGAAATAGAATTAGAATCTATAGCAGTAAACGAAGAGTATGCTATTATCGATGATAGATTAGCATATTCATCTAAAGAAAAAGCTGAAGAGATGGCTAAAAACATAGGATGTGAAGGAATGCACGAACACGAGTTTGAAAACAAGACTTGGTATATGCCTTGTGAGTTTCATAATAAAGAAGATTTGTCTTATGGGAAATGCCCTAAAGGTTATAAAAAAAAAGAAGGCAAATGTGTAAAGATGGCAGAAGTAGGACCAAAAGGAGGAATAAAGAAATCTCCTAAAGCACCTAAGTCTAATACACCAAACAAAAACCCAAAAGGTAAAGGCACAGCAAAAGGTGATGCATCAACATCAAGAGGGGCTAAAGTATCAAAGGCTGATGAAGATACACTTAAAAATAAGTCTGACGACTTTAATGAAAGATACAAAGACAAATTAGGGTATGGTGTTACTGTAGGCAAACTTAAAGCTGTATTTCAAAGAGGATTAGGTGCTTTTAATACGGGACATAGCCCCAATGTAAAAAGTGCTAGTCAATGGGCTTTTGCAAGGGTAAATGCTTTTTTATACTTAGTAAAGAACGGAAGACCACAAAACGCTAAATATACAACTGATAATGACCTTTTACCTAAAGGACATCCAAAAAATAAATAGTGCCAAGAAAAGTTATAAGTGTATATAAAAAACCAAAAAGAAAATCACATCCACATAGCAAAAATGCTAGTGTAGGACAAAATGGTTATAAAAAAAAATATAAAGGACAAGGAAGATGAAAAAATTTATAACACCTAGCAAAACAAGTCCAAAAGGTGGACGCAGAGGTTGTTTATGTAAGGATGAAACTTATTCAGTAAAATGCTGTAAAGGCAATATGATAAACCAAGGCATTGGAAAAATTTAAAAATGCAAATATAAATTTAAACACGTTATAGTAATATGAAATCAACAGAAATCTTAAACAAAATCAAGACTTACTTAGGGGAAGAAGTACAAGAAGAATCTCCAAAGCAAGCATTAGAACTAGCACAACTTAAGCTAGAAAATGGAACTGTATTGGAAGCTGAGGCTTTTGAGGCAGGAAACGAAATATTTATTCTTACAGAGGATGAAAAGGTAGCTCTACCTAAGGGGGAATACCTTATGGAAGATGGAAAAATGCTTTCTATACAAGAAGAAGGGATTATTGCTGAAATTAAAGCTGAGGAAGAAAAAGAAGAAGAAGTAGAGGAAGAAGATAAAGAAGAAATGAAGTACGTTTCAAAAGAAGAATTTAACTCTGCCGTTGAAGAAATCAAAGGTATGATTAATGAACTAAAGGAAGTTAAAGAAGAAAAAGAAGAAATGGCAAAACAAGTTAAGGAAGAACTAAGTGAAACTCCTGCTGTTGAACCTATTGCTCACAATCCTGAAGTTCAAGAGAAATTTAAAGTAAGGTTCGGTAATAACCGAAAAGAAACAACTTTAGATAGAGTAATGAAAAAATTAACCAATAATTAAAATTAAATAAAATGCCAAATCCAACTATTACAAGTAGTAGCTACGCAGGTGAATTCGCAGGTAAATATATTGCTGCATCTTTATTGACAGCAAAAACCTTAGATGATGCTGCTATTAGCATACTACCAAACATTAAGTACAAAGCTGCTATGAAAGTAGGGGCTTTCTCAAACTTAGTAAGAAGTGCTGACTGTGACTTTGATTCATCAACTTCAGGTCTTACACTTACTGAAAAAGTACTAACGCCAACTGAACTGCAAGTAAATTTACAAATTTGTAAAAAAGAGCTTCATTCGGATTGGGAAGCGGCTCAGATGGGCTTCTCAGCGTTCGACAACCTACCAAAATTATTTTCTGACTTCGTTATAGCAAGAGTAGCTGCAGAGGTAGCGAGTGCTACTGAATCATCTATTTGGAGTGGCTCAGCAGGAGAAGGAAACTTTGATGGTTTTGTTACACTTGCAACAGCAGACTCTACAGTAGTAGATGTAGCTAAAGCAACTGTAACATCATCTAACGTAATTGCTCAATTAGGAGCTATCGTTGATGCTATTCCATCAGCAGTTTACGGAGCAGATGACCTTATTATCTATGTATCATCAAACATCTATAGAGCTTACATTAGAGCTTTAGGAGGGTTTGGAGCATCAGGTTTAGGAGCTGCTGGTTATGACAACAAAGGTAACAACCAATCATTAGATGGTTTGTTTTTTGATGGTGTTAGAATCTATCAATCTTCAGGTTTTGCTGACAATAATGCAATCGCTGCAAGGTCAAGCAATCTTTTCTTCGGCACGGGATTACTAAACGATAGAAATGAAGTGAAGGTAATTGATATGTCAGATATTGACGGTTCACAAAATGTGAGAGTAGTTATGAGATATACAGCAGGATGCCAAATCGGTGTAGGTGCTGACGTAGTTCTTTACTCTTAATTAACTAACATATAAAGGGGTAGTTAACCCTACCCTTTTTTAACAACTTAAAATTATGGCTTGTACATTAACAACAGGTAGAAAAGTTCCTTGTAAATCGGCAGTAGGTGGTCTAAAGACTGTTTACTTTGCAGATTACGGAACTCTTGGTGCATCTACGATTGTAGGAGGAGAAGTTACTGCTTTAGCAGGAAGTCCTGCTTTATTTCAGTTTGATATAAAAGGCAATTCTTCTTTAGAAACAGCAGTAAACAGCTCAAGAGAAAACGGAACTACATTCTACGAATCAACATTAAACTTGACACTTACGTTTCTTGAAAAAGCTACACAGGAAGAACTAAAATTAATCGCACACGCAAGACCACACGTTTTTGTAGAAGATTATAATGGTAATTACTTTGTAATGGGATTAGAACACGGAGCAGAGGTAACAGGTGGTACGATTGTAAGTGGAGCAGCTATGGGAGACCTTAGTGGTTTTACTTTAACACTTGTAGCGCAAGAAACTGCACCGCCTTACTTTATTACAGGCTCTGTAGTAACAGGAGATGCAAGTGCAACTCAAATAACACCAAACTAAAATAATTTTTGTATATTTATTAAAGTTTTCATTAATTTTTAGTTTATTTTGATTTAAAAGGGGAGTTTCTAACTCCTCTTTTTTTATACACAAAATTTAAACTATATACGTTATATAAGTATGATACACTTAACAACATCTGCATCAGCACAAACTTTCAAAATAATTCCTAGAAGTTATGCTTCAAGTGTGAGTATGATTTTAAGAGATGATTCAACTAACACCTCAACGACATACACAGTAAGCACAACGACAGACAAGAATTACTTAGTAGTATCTAAAGCATTAAGTCCTGTATTAGTAGAAGGAAGGTTTTATGACCTAACATTAAAAGAAGGAAGTAATGTAATATATAAAGACAAGGTTTTTTGTACAGACCAAACTATATCTAGCTATTCTGTTAATAGTGGAGAATATTCTGTTCCAACAGGCAATGATGTCTTTGATAATGATTATATTGTAATATGAAAAATAAATCAGATTTAAGTATTGTAAGTTTAAGCACTTATACTTCACCACAAGTAAAAGAAGTAAGAGGAAAAGACTTTATAGAATACGGAGAAGACAACAACTACTTCCAATATCTAATAGACAGATATAACGGAAGCCCTACTAATAACGCTATTATAAATGGTGTTAGCGAGATGATATTTGGAAAAGGTTTAGATGCTACTAATTCAAATAAAAAGCCTAATGAGTATGCTCAAATGATGTCTTTATTTAACAAAGACTGTACCAGAAAGCTATGCTATGATTTAAAACTAATGGGGCAATGTGCAATTCAAGTTATTTACTCAAAAAATAGAACAAAGATTGTACAGTTAGAACATATGCCTATTGAAACGTTAAGAGCTGAAAAGTGTAACGAAAAAGGAGAGATAGAAGGTTATTATTATTTTAGTGATTGGTCTAAGTACAAACGAGGGAACGAACTTAAAAGAATACCTGCATTTGGAACTTCTAAAGAGGGATTAGAAATTATGTACATAAAGCCTTATAGAGCAGGGTTTAAGTATTACAGTCCTGTAGATTATCAAGGAGGAACACAATACGCAGAACTTGAGGAGGAAATATCTAACTACCATCTAAACAACATACTAAATGGACTTGCACCAAGTATGTTAATTAACTTCAACAATGGTACTCCTGACCCTGAGCAAAGGGAAATGATAGAAAAAAGAATATATCAAAAATTCTCAGGCAGCAGTAATGCGGGCAAGTTCATACTTGCTTTTAACGACAATGCAGAAACAGCAGCTAGTATTGACCCTATTCAATTAAGCGATGCTCATAATCAGTATCAGTTCCTAAGTGATGAAAGTTCTAAAAAGATTATGGTATCGCATAGGGTTGTTAGCCCTATGTTATTTGGTATTAAAGACAGTACAGGATTAGGAAACAACGCAGATGAATTAAAAACAGCATCTATTCTATTTGATAACCTTGTAATTAAGGGCTTTCAAGGGCTTTTAATAGACCACTTTGACCAAATACTCGCTTACAACGATATATCGCTTAATTTATACTTTAAAACGCTTCAGCCACTTGAATTTACAGATTTAGACAATGTAGAGGACGAAGAAACTAAAGAAGAAGAAACAGGGGTTAAGCTTTCTAAAGAGGATAAGCTTAATGATGCAGTAGCCGACAAGCTAATAGACTTAGGACAAGATGAGGACGAGTTACTGAAAGATTTTGATTTAGTTGATGAAGTAGAAGTAAACTACGAGCAAGAAGATGATATGGATGAACTTGTAGAAAACATAAACAACGAAGTCAAGTTAGCAGAAGTAGGCAAAGCAACTCCTTATAGAGAAAGCGAACAAGACGGAGAAAGTAGAAAAGAATCACAAAAAGGCAATACGTTTTTAGTAAGATACTTTTATAGTCCTGCAAAGGTTTCAAAAACATCTAGAGAATTTTGTAGAAAAATGGTAAAAGCAAAAAAGGTATATCGTAAAGAAGATATTATAGCTATGGATGACATAGCAGTTAATCCAAACTTTGCTAAAAGTGGAGATGATTCTGGTACATATTCTATTTGGTTATATAAAGGTGGTGCTAGATGCCATCATTATTGGAGCAGAAGAACATATCTAAGAAAAGATGGGTCTAAGAGTCTTGGTAAAAAGTTATATGACTCACAAGCTAAGGCTAAAGGTTTTGAAGCACCAGATAATCCAAAAGAGGTATCTATAAAACCAAAAGATATGCCTTATAAAGGATATACAGCAGAATATGCAAAAAGAATAGGAATAAGTAGATAATTATGGCAACAGTATTATTCATATCGAGAACAGATTTAGTTAAGAACAGTATTATTGACGGTAACACCGACACAGATTTATTTATACAATTTATCAAGGTGGCACAAGAGATAGAAATAAGAAACTACTTAGGAACTAAACTATATGAAAAGCTACAAGCTGACATAGCAGGCTCGGGTGTTACAGGAAACTATCAAACCTTGCTAAACAAATATGTACAGCCTATGTTAATATGGTTTGCACAAGCAGAGTATATTCCATATGCTGCATATAGAATTAAAGCAGGCGGGGTGTTTAAACCAACATCAGAAAACGCAGAATCAGTTTCAAAAAGTGAAGTTGATTATTTAGTAAACAAAGCAAGAAATACAGCAGAGTATTATACACAAAGGTTTTTAGATTACATCAATAACAACAGTAATTTATTTCCTGAGTATAATCAGAATACAGGAGGCGATGTATATCCTGATTCAGATGCTACATTTAACGGATGGGTATTGTGAGATACAAACCAAAAGAAAAAAATATAATTAAACTAAAACAGTATTTAAATGGCAAATACGATAAATTGGGGCAAATCATACAGCGAGAGTTATTGGGGAAACGCAACAACAACCAATAGTTGGGGAGATGATTATATAGTAGAGTATTTGACTTCTGATTTAAGAAGAAGAGTGCAGATATACGAGAACAACACAATGACTAATCAACTATTAGAGAATATACAATGAGTTTACTACAAAAAGCATCCATAATAACCACACCTACAGCTTATGCTGAGGACTACTTATATTCTATAAAACCTGCTTATGCTTTAAATGAAGTAGTTGTTAATGGTACATTTGACACAGATTCAGATTGGGGTAAATCGGCAGGTGTTACTATATCTAATGGTAAAGCTACTGTGGTAGTTACAGGGGGTGGTTTTCAATATATAAATCAAAATATTAGTTATGATTTAGGTGCGACATATAGAGTAAAATTAACAGTACAAGGCTTGTCAGGCTCATCAGGTAAAGCAATAAGATTTCAAGATGATGGAGGTAATTTAGGAACATTATTTCAAATAAAAACTTTAGATGAAACAGTACAAACATTTGAAGTTGAATGGACACCAAATTCTGAATCAGAAGTAATACAAATAGCAAGAAGCACATCAAGTGGAGATTATAGCTTTACAGTAGATAATGTAAGTGTAAAAAAAATAACAGATGCCGACTTTGACTTTGACAGAAACTCAACAGGAACAAGAGTCAATGAAGATTATCTTATAGAAACAGTAGCTACAAATACACCAAGAATAGATTACACAAACGGAGAGCCGAGTATCTTGCTTGAGCCAAGCAGAACAAATGTATTAAGTAATAATAGTTCAATTAAACAAAACTTTGGTACGACTGTAACAAGTAGTATAAGTCCTGAGGGAATAGTCC